CAGCTTGCTTTAGAACTGAATACAGTGGAATACTGTTTGCATTACGTATTTTCCGACGGGCACGTAGGCTAAGGTCAACCGTCATTAATCAATTAATTATACTGACGAAATTCAACGTCATGTAACCATTTTGACTCGTCAGGCTCATACTGTTTCTTATAGACCAACCATGAAACAGTGCCACCACGAGGGCCGTAGTGACGACCAATTCCAAGATTTAGCTTCAACACGTCTTCATAACTTGGAAATTCTTGAGGCACTTCAACGCCACTCTGTTTCTCTTTGTCGCGAATGTAATCATCAGCATATTGCCAGGGAGAATGATCACCAGAATCAAAGTTAGACAAATCTTCTTTGGCACGCCTCTCTAAGAAATAATAAATTTCTCTAAGTTTATCGTAGTCATCTTGACGAACAGCAAACAAGTAAGCAATTGCGGATGCCCTTTTCATGAGGTCAATAACGGACAATTTCCTTGCGCTTGAATTGAAAACTTTAGAACACAAAATTGGCCTAAAAGGACGGTACAAAACAATTTTGTCGTAGTAATTTCCATCTTCATAAATTTCAAGTATTCCATATTGATATTGTAAGAAAACAGGAGCTGAAGGATCAATAGTGCGTCCCTCACGATTAAATAGTTTTTTGCAAACATAAAAATCTTCTTCCTCAATAATCATATTAAAATTTGTAAATATAAATTCACAAAATTTCTTCACTGGAAAACCGTCAGGATATTTTTTCTCGACCCATTTTCTACGAGCATTCATGAATACGTCGTCACCATACACCTGAGTTGAGGTGTTCCTCTTTATTTCTCGGAAACTCCTCTCGCCCATGACAACAAGCATAGCAACACGTATCACAGACAGATTTATGATCGAATTCAACAATGCAGTAAGATAATGACCACTAGGCAAAATGCCAGAAACAAAAATCAATTTTCCATCATAAGGTGAAATAAATGCCTTATTCACCAAAGTCTCAACTAAAATTGAGAATAACATGACATTAAATTTATAATCAACCGTGCCCACTTCACCAAGGTCATACTTGTCCATTAGAGCTTCAACAGCAATTCGAATGACCCAATGCCTCAATCGTAAATCAAATTTTTTATAGTCCCAATGCATGACTATAAATTTTTCCATCACTTCTTTTTCAAGATCATCTGGTTTACGGCCATGAGGATCAATACCAAATGCCTGACGAAATTGAGCTTCACCACTACCAGGCATAACAGCACCAATGGCTATTTCACACGGTTTCTCAAAAGATCCAATTCCAGTATTGAGAAATACTGAAAAAAGCATTTTGTTTAAAACAAATAACATTATCGTGTAAGAATAGAAGAACCGGGCACCAAACCTTGAATTTTCGAATTCGCCGTTATCATCAATTTTTGCGCCTTTTATCTCAACTTTAGACGCAATTTTGACAATTTTTCCAAGAAAATTTTCAATATCATGATACGCTTGCGTTTCCTCACCGATGTGAATCCTGTCTTTAGCATGCTGGAAATTATAAACCATAGCCTGAATGATATCAGGATACGCGGAACCCTTATTATGACCAATAGGTATGCCACCTACCAAACCTACAGTAGATTCTTCAGGAATAATTGTAGGGTATAAAGAGGCGTCACAGAAGTCCGGAACTCGTAATGATTTATCCTCAACCATAGCAAGGTCGTTAACGACATCAACAGCAGCTAATGCGAAAAGCCTAAATAATGGTTCTGACGCGAAATCTTTAGGAGGGACATTCAAGTTAAG